CGAGAGAATGTTTCAATGCATACACGGTCACCCTGGTTTCCGCCGAGTAGCGTAAATGAGTCTTTGTTCAACTCGACGAGCATCCCAACGTGCCCCGTTACTCCGTCATCCTTAGAGCCACGCCACAGAACAACGATGTCGCCTTTCTTGGCGTCTTTCTCATCAACGGGAACGCCCCACTTGAGGAATGATCGAGCCATTCCGCTTTTCGTTCCTGGAATACCATTCGACATAAGCTTGCCATTGGAGTACCAAGCGCACCACGGTTGGTCGATGCAGTCGAACCCCTCGCCGCCTCCGCCCGTCTCGATGATGCGTTGAACTGCGGGGTTTGGACGCCTCTTTTTTCCGTCTATCGTGTACTCAGTCAGCCCAATATCTTTCAATGCATCCTGGTAGTACTTGGGCCCGCCCTTCGATGTTTCGTAGTCAATATCTGTTGCAGTTCCACCCGTGGCCATCGTCAATCTCCTTGTGTCCAATTGATCTTGGGTAACTCTTTGACCATTGACTCCACCGTAGGGAGCAAGCGTTCGCCCCTGACTACTTTACCGAGCTCATTGTAGGCGTAGAGCCAGACCTGGTCTCTCCAAGAAATAAAAATCTTGGCTTCCGAAGCCCACGAGGGGACAGTGCTTGTAGCGTACCCTGCGAAGGCTACTCCATCAGCATATCCTCGTCCTTTGGCCTCTTTGTCTATGGCTAACTGGATTGCTGATGAGAAATCACTCTCTGTTGGAGGTGTCACCTCTGGACCTTGGATAGCGATGCCTTCCGATATAATGTCATCATAGACAGCGTTGCCTACAATCGCTGGCACAGATACGTTACGTCCATCCATTTCACAGATGACAATGCTCTTTGTTTCATCGGACCAGCGGGGGTTTAAGATCGTGCTCATGTCGGAGTTCCTTTACATTCGTGCGTTTGCTGACCATGATCCGTTGGTCACGTAGGACTGGCCAGCGGTATACGTCCCGGTAAGTGATGCGTTGAACAGCGTCTCGGTAACTGTGCGTGATGTTGTAGCGGTTGCCGAAGTCCAAGTACCCGATACAAAGGCTGCCCATTGACCGTTGGTGGCGCCCTGGTCGCCCTTGTAATAGGTGATCGTTGGCGGGGTTCGCATAGGGGCGGGGAATGACACAGGCGGACCATCAACGACCGTCGCAGAGACGGCTGTAGACGATGCTCGCAGGCCATCTGTCGCCATTACCAGGCCATCTGCCATCGCCGTGCCGTACCGCGCCGATTTGCACCAATACCGCTGACAGCGGCGCATCTCAACATCGTAAGGCCGGCGCGCTCCAATGAGGCGTTGCAACGCCTCTCCCGTTATCTGCGAAGCCGCCGTGAAAGGAAGAACGCCTGTCGGGAACGCTTGGCAGTAGGCCACCTGCACGAACGCATTGAGCGTCGCGCCCCAATTCGTGGCGGTCGAGTGCGAAATAAAACTGCCAGCGCCCCAAGCGTTCAGGCTTGACGCTTGGAACGTCGAGCCCGCAATACTTCCAACATCGATGAACATGCCAGCGCCCGTATCCGTCGCCCATGTTCCCGATGTGTCTCCGGGGATGGTCACAAAGACGACGGTCGGTGTATTCGCGGTCAGCGAGAACGTGGTTACGTAGGACCTGTCTAGCGCGCCATTGCGCACCGCCAAACAATAGGTGCCCGTGACGGACGCTTGCAGGATAATCGCTACATCGATCGCCCTTGCATCTGCCGTTCCCCATCCGAGATGCTTTAAAAAGCTCCCTTCGATCCTCTGCTCGCAAGGGATTCCATACTCGCCGGCCGCTAGCGAGGCCTGCGCCGTCGTAGCGATGGCTTTGACTGATGCGGCTAGCCGCTTGAAGTTTGCCGTCCCAGAAAAGGGGCTGGCGATGTTCTGGACCGACATTTGCAGTGTCGCGGCGCTTTCTGTTGCGAGCCATTGATCGGCGGCATAAGTTGCCGTGGCTCCTATATTGGACTTCAGCGTCGTGCCGTTTTCTTGACTGATCTCGAAATGCGGATTGGTTAGCAGACCAAGATCAGCCGCGCCATCGAAGGCGCCGCTGTAGGAGTTGAGACGCGCAACTGTTTTCTCCGCAGTTGATAACGCAGTAAGCACCGCATCGCCGCGAATGATCTTCTGTGGCTGACAATTAGCCATCGTATAACCAATGAACTTCCAATTGCCAGAGCCATCCGAAGCAAGCACTGCCTCATCACCGGCTTGAGGTGTAAAACTAACAAGACCCGGTGTGATTAGTGTGGTGCCATTGTAAGTAATTAAAGGTGTAGCCGCAAAACGAACTTTAATGATCTTATTAATCGCTGTGCCAAAGGAAGTGACTCCAACTGACCCAGTAATATTGATATAGTCGGTTGCCTGGTTTCCAATGTCACATGTTGCAGCTGATGCGAGGTTCGTGACAACTCGGCTTCCCTTCGCTAACAATGCTCCAATAGTACGATAGATAACTCCTTGAGTTTGAGTGGAGTCTGACTGCATAACAGTACCATCCGCACCGGAGGGTAGCTCAAGGTACTGACTACCATCGGCTACAGGAATGTTACCCTTAGTAATACCCAGTGATCCGATACCACCGGCAGGACCTGCGGTGCCGGTGTCCCCTTTGTCGCCACTCTTGAAGAACGCTATAGCGGTTGAGCCGGATAAAGCTCCATTAGAAACAACGTGGCTAACTTGTAACTCAGTATAGCCCGATTGATCCGTAATTCCTGTCAAGGCATACACTGCGAAGTTCTGGGGAGCATCCACTTGCTTAAGAAGAACGTACCCCAGTATGGCAGACGTACCCATACCCCATGATACAACGTAAGACGACGCGTTAGGGTTTCCCGTGACGTTTGTTTGATCATCAATGGCTATCACAGTTACCAATGACAGACTAGCATTGTTTAGTCTAAATAATCCAGCACCCGGGTCAGCAATAGTTGTTGTGGCATTGAATGTCCACGTGAGACCCTCAGGGACTCCCACATCTCCAGTGCGTGAGAAGCTTATATAAACCTGATCATTGTTTGTGAACAATGCTCCACTAGACCCGGTATACGTGACTGCGAGCTGGTTCCATCCCGCGTTGTCAGTAAGACCAGTGACAGAGAACTGAACGTACTGCTCGGGTGCAACCACTTTTCTTATAGTTAGTAACCCCTTTACAGCACTACTACTATCATCCCACGTCAACTGCCAATTATCAAAAGAGGGGTTGCCGGTCTCAATACTAAGATTTGATATGGCAACAGTAGTAACGCTTGCTAGCGTTGCACTATTAAAACGGATATCTCCTGTGCCTGGGTCTGCCATAGTTGTGGAGCTATCGAACCGCCACTTAGGACTATCACCGCCGCGCTCCGCCATCAACTGCCACACAGTAGTCCATGACGTCCCAACACCCGGTTCCGTTGATGCTCCCGATGTATGCCCCGTGGTGCAGAAGTAGCTGGAGCCACGATTAGTAACGAGGTCCGTTCCTCCCGTATATGCGAAGGCGGTTGTCCACTGACCTTGTGGCGTTAGTCCAGATACAAGCGAAGCAATGTCAGTTTCATTGGCTGTGCCAATACCCACGTATCGCCATACCTGTGATGATCCGGCGTATGTCACTGTGATCTTGTACGCACCCCCGACAACAAAGAACTGAACAAATCCGTTGGCATCCGCCGTAAATGGATTTGACTTGAGCGTGGTGCCACCACGATCGGAATACACCGACGCAAGAAGGCCCGTGCTTTCGCTAATAACTTCCACAGTTGCCAGAGGCGCGATGTTTCCTTGCTGATCAACCGCATTGAACTGATAGCATCCCAAAGCCATGTTGTGCTCCTATTAGACCTGCGGTCCCTTGCGACTTGTTGGCGTTCCAATGTTCGTAACGAATGCAATCCCATCGATTGACTTGCCAGCAGCACCGCCAGCGCCTCCGCCGCCGGGTGTACTGTAGTAATCGCCTGCCGATCCAGCGAGGCCGGGGCCGCCGCCATTACCGCCAAGCTGATCAATGCCCCAATACCCGCCGGCGCCACCCGCCGATGATGTGCCAGCTTTCGGTAACGTGTGGTTACCCGTTGTTCCTTCAAGACCCGGATTACCGCCGATAGTACCCGCACCGCCACCGCCGCCAGAGCCTGACTGGTTGGCTTTGCCGCCGCCACCGCCGCCACCGCCGCCCCATATTGCAGACGTTGATGATGTGTCATCGATCTTGACGGGGACACGGGTGTATAGCGCGGTGCCGCCTGCGCCGCCTGCCGTCGGGTTTCTTACAGGCGCTGTATCCTGGCCCCAGTCACCGCCATCGCCGCCGCATCCCTGTATCTTGCCGTAATTGTAGATTGTAATGTCGAGGCCCGCCACCCATGTTCCAACGTGAAGAGCGGGAACACCCGCACTCATACTACCGACTGTCACGCCTGCAGTAATAATCGCAGTAACAGTGATGCCCGTTGGATTTGTGATTACTGGGTACAGCGTGTCATGGATTGTTCGCAGATTGATGTTGAATGCGTTGGAGTCGATCACGATTACGCGAGAATTTGGATCTTCGGTGTTATAGTTCGTGAATATGGACTCTTCGGCTTCGATCTTGAGTTTCTCGCTCTGTGGATCAAGACGCGTAATCTGAACTGGAACAATCTCGTCCGCCCCCGTGTCATCTTGCAAGCACCAGCTCTTGAACTGATACCCGACTCCGAGCGATGCGTCTGATCCATTGAATAGTTCGAATTGAACCATCCGAGGAGGATTGACGTATCGACCAAGCTGAAGGTCATTCAATCGTGTGGCAACGCTTCCGCCAAATGCGGGTATCCATCTCGAAAAGATCTTCTTAATGGCGGCGCTGCCATAGTCGGACTCAGCTTGCAAATCCACAGTTGCACGAATTGACCTGAAGTTGTCTTCATCAGTCATCGGCCTAAGCGGATTGATTTGCGCATAGTACGTCCAGACTTGCGAGATGCGTTTGTTGGGCTGCTCTACAACACTCGTAGAGCCCTGAAGTATCTCATCTTGCGAGAACGTGTTGGCGCTCGACGGAATTGGACGAAGAACTTGAAGTTGAATAAGTTTGTTCTTGTCATCCCACCATATCGCAAGAGCAGCCTGCTGAATGATCTCAGATATCAACGTAGCGACGGACGTCGGCTCGGCAATCACAGCAGTGTATACCCGACGAAGATACGCAGCAGTCTCGGACTGCCATGATGACAGCGGAATATACGACGATGGAATTCCAGCGTATGTTACAAGCAAGTCTCTGATGATGACGGCCGGGTCTTGACCAGTATATTGCTTGACGAGCTGAACACGCGAGTCTGCGGGGTGATCCTGCGCTACTGTATTGTTTCTTGCGCGACCAATGGTGAGCGTATCTCCCGATCGCGTGTACGAGCAAATCTCTTTTCCGCCGACGGCAACGAGACCACTCGCAGGATATTCGGCATTACCAATTCCTGACGGAGTTAAGATCAGCGTGGTGGAAGTCGTTGTAAGCGCGGCAAGCACACGTCCGTTGCTGATCGCGGGGCACTGTGCGCGGTCTCCATCGGCGAGCTTCAGCACGTCCTTTGCGATGATAGTAAATGTGCCATCTACCGAGGGGCCGTCCACACTCTCGATAACGTAGTGACGAGTGTCCATATCTTCGATGTTTTGGCCCAACGTTCCACGAATGAGCCGTAGGCTTTTACCCCGCAGGAACGGGTGACGCGCTTTAAACTTGCCCCAATACGTTCCTTGATTGTTAGCAACGTACGGACGCTCATTGATGTATGGATCATATCCGGGGCCAATGTCGGGCCAACGATGATCCTTGAACGTTACGGATAGCGACGCGCGCTGGCCAAGGTCTTCGCCAAGCGAGACCACAGCTGGAGTGAATGCGACGCCTGTTAACGACGGGATGCACTCAATCGTTGACGGAAGATAGTTTGTGTCCATTGCGTATCGAAGCACAGTCAGCGTCTGACCGAAGTGCGTGCGATCTTGGCACGTGCCCAACGAGTTAAAGCACTTTCTCGATCCTGTAGTGGGTATCGATGCGGTGCACGGCGCTACTCCATACGATCGAGTGCAAGTCGGAACCTCAATCTCAACGTATGTAAGAGACTTCATGTGACAATCCCCGCGACATTCATGGAGGCTTGCATCATTCCGTTGGACCTTGCATTCGATATCTTCACATCATCGGTGTGCCACACATACCCAACTTCATTTGGGTACGTAAGGGGGCGCCATGCGAAGAAGAATGGTGCCTCTTCGGTAAACCTAACGAACGGCCGAAGATACGTTCGGACCCATGCGGGCGTAAGATTGTTGAGTTCAATTGACGTTTGATGCAGCTGGCCGAGTTTAATGCGGCCAAGGAAGTTGGCAGACTCGCTTTGGCCGTTCACAAATCGATTGACACGTCCATCAGTAATAGGCGTGTGGCCAACGTATATCCGACGCTGACCAACGAGAAGCTTTCCGGCGTACATCACAGCCGCACGGGGGACTGCTGACCCAACATCTAGCCGAAGACGAACACCCGTTGCAAGCCGAGGAGCAAATCGAATGAGTACGGGAGCATCATCAGCTAGCAAGTACGACCCTGACACGCTTACCCAACCTGACGGTGCGCCAGACGTTACTCCCGTCGCACATTCAACAGATAGTGCGATCTGCGCACTGCCGAAGTTGTGCTTCACTACAGCCACATAGTCGATCTCATCAAGATACGACTGTGTATCCACAGTGATGTAGTTGACAGCGATGCCAGTTGCACGCCAATCAACTACTGTGTTGGGGTTTGCAAGATTGTCAGCGTTGTGGTTAGATGCATTCGTCGTAGCACTAACGCTAGTAGCCGTCACAAGGTTGTGGTAACCGAAGATTGGATTGTCGCCGTTGATGCCTTTGCTATCGTCGTTTAGAACAACGTTAGAAGAGATGATGATCATATGGCTTTACGACGGGGTTAGGACAACCTTGCCCCCGTCCCTCTGGTAGTCAATGAGCTTCGTGGCCAGATTGCGCACAACGTCTCCGGTGAAGAAGCTATTGGGGTTGATGCCGCTGACAAATAAGGTCTGTCCCTGTGACGCTGTTTGAGGGGCTTGGTGAACAGGTGCCGCAGATGGCGCGGCCGCAGCACTCGACCCGCCGCCTGATGGTGCGCTGACAGTACCGCCGCTACTGTTGTGCGACGTTGAACGGATTTTTGCGATCTGCGCCATTCCCATTGCCGCAGTGATGGCGGCCATGCCATATGAGAACGGCGGCGGCAGTTCAGCCAGCGCCTTCGTGATACCTTGGTATGTGTTGATCAACGCGGCAGCGATTGCTGCGGTTTTGCTCTTGCCGAAGATCGTTGTCAACGCGTTAGCCGTCGCAGACACCAAGCTATCCATGTTCTGCTTATGGCTTTCGTTGACGGACTTAACCGCCGCGTCATACTCACGCCACGATATCGCGCCGTCGCGGACCATTTTGTTGAGCGCTTCAATCTTTGCCGACGCTTCCATAGTCGGAGAGTTCATGATGTCTTGGAACGCGTATTGATGCTCAAGGTGAAGCTGCTTGATCGCGTCCTGAAGCTCCTGTGTGGTTTTGATGATAGGAACAGCCGACTTCTTGTACTCAATCGCTGCCTGTGTAACGATTGGTGCCCATTCGCCGAAATGTGTTTGAAGGTCTGTTGATAGTTGGCCCCAACTATTCGCAATGTCTTGGCCGCCATCCTTGATGTCAGCCCAAGCATTAGCCCAATCGCCCTGAACGAAGTCAGCAAGCGCTTTGCCGACAGCGTAAATGGCTTTACCAACAGTCTTGAATGCTTCCACAACAATCAATCCTGTAGCCACAAGGCCTTTGAACCCTGCGGCGAGTGCGTCAACGGTGATCTTGAACGCGTTATGAAGCGTCGTATTCTGCTCGACAGACGTCGCTAAGTACTGCAACACGGGCAGCACTTCTTTGGTCAGTCGATTGATGAGTCCTCCGAATATTGCTCCGAGGCTGTCGAGCGTATCGTTGAACATGCTTGATCGAGTGATCAGCTCTTGATCGAATACCGCGCCAAGCGCTACGCCTTGATCGCCCATCTCCTTGATGGCCTGCGACCCCTGGTTGAGCAGCGGGATCAACTCTGCGCCGGCACGTCCGAATAGGCTTACAGCGAGCTGAGTTTTTGCTGCACTATCTTGCATGTGAGCAAACTTGTCAGCAAGCTCCATGAATACAGCGCCTGACGACTTCATCTGCCCGGCCGCGTCATGTACGGAAATACCAAGCGCTTCAAATGTGCGAACGCCCTCCGACATTGCGTCGCGATCATTCATCTTATTGCTAAGAAGCACCAGACCTTGTTGAAGATTGCCAACCTCGATGTTAGCTTGCGATGCTGCGAACTGAAGCTTACCAAGTTCTTCCGACGCGATGCCAAGCGCTTGAGCCTTTTGACCCATCATCTCAGCTGCGTTGATCGTCGACTGAATAACGTACCCAAGTCCAATCAACGCAGCGCTGGCCGCCATGGTAAAACGAGAGATGGAGGCAGCTGCCTTATCGGTCACAGTGCTTGTAGTCTTTTCAAAGCCTTTGAGCTTCCCCTCAGCCTCATCAACCTTTGCCTTTAGCTTCAGGTTTTCAGCAGAGAGCTCAACGACTAGATCACCCAACGATAGTTGTGCCATGACAGCTGCCTTCCATTAGGCCTTGACAATGCCCGTAGCGTTCAACGTCATCTTCATTACGGCGGCTGTCTTGCCGACTCCGATGATATTGATCATGTCGCCGATGGCTGCGTCTGCTGAGGGCATGATGCCGCCGGGCGTCGGAGACGCGAGGTACACGATACCAATACCAAGTGTAGCGCCCATCGTGATATCGCCTGCCGTCTGAACAACCACAGGTTGGTTGATTGCAGCGCCGTTAAGAGCGATGCCATACGCGACGCGAACCTCAGCAACGCCGCTATTAGCGTCGTGAGGGGCAACCTGGTTAGTAGACGATAGATAAACAACCTGGCCGGCAGTAACGGCTGCCAGCGCGATCTTCGTGGTGGTCACGGCGTCTGATCCTTTGACAACGCCGGTAGCGGTTACTGCAATGTCAGCCATGTTCTATTTCTCCATAGGCCTTTTCGTATAGCTCTCTTACTTCATCTTCGGTCATACTTCCATACATCTTTACCGGACGGTTGGCTTCGATCAGCCACGCTAGTTCAACTACTGTGAGACGCCAGAATTGTTCTGGGGTGACGATGCGGAGCTTGCCGACGAGCGCTTTGTAGGCTTCTTCGACGAGTCTGCACGGGCCTTGCGAGCCCGCTTCGGCTTTCCCTCAGCACTCTGACTTGCCTTCAAGTTTTTCGGGATCATCATCGAAAGCAATCCCGTGATAGCGGTGGTTACCGCCTGCGAGTTGTTGCCTGAAAAGATGCTCTCAAATATATCGTCGTCCGATACCTGTGCGCCTGCGTAACGAAGTGCTGCTCCGTAAGCCATAGACAGTTTTGCCATTGGGGCAGTTTGACGAGCGGCGTACTTCACCAGCTCGTCAACTGTGATCACCTCTTCCACACGGGCGATGAGCTGAAGCACGTTGCGGGGCTCGATGACGAATGACTGCCCCTTCCACTTCAGCTCAACCTTGTCAAACCCGCTCATGTGTTAGACTCCCGGGATGAATGTCACGGCGCCGGAAGACAACAGCGTTGCTTCGAACGTCGCGGCATCATTGTATGGGCCCGTGTCTTTGTATGACGATAGGTAGAACGTACCCGTCAACACACCGCCATCAGGGTATGTCAGCGTTGCGGTACGAGTACGCGTTCCGTTGAACCAATCCGTCTTGAGTGCGTTGCTCTTTGTCACACCGGAGATAGAAATGTTCACCTCATCTTCAGCCGACACAGTAAGCAGCGTGCGCTTACCATTGTCTTCATCGGACGTTACGTTGATCTCGGCACCGTTCAGTTCCAGCGACCGTTCACGAACGCCGGGAATAGAAGCACCGTTCCAAGCAAAGGCGAGTTCTCGTCCCTTGAAAGAAGCCATTGGGTTATGTCCTCTGTTTGATCGTTCGGTAGCTTGCTACCAGCAGGTGCCGGTCTTCTTCGTCTCTACCGATGGAGTTGATATCAATACTCATCACTACGCTAATGTACTTAGTTCCTGCCATCACAAGTTGATTGGGCAGTATTAGAAGGTCCCGTATCGCCTCGTGCTTTGCGATACCCGACAGATAGTCGATGCATCGAATACGGACCTGAAAACCCGGCTTAAGCAAGTCTAGCTCATCAGTGTCCGGCTCAAGCCCTGGCGTGTCGTATATCGTGATGACATCCGACGGCGATGTGGGCTCACGCGATACGTTAATGCTCCACTGATTTGGAGAAGCGAAAGCCCCGATGCCGTTGCTTTGAAGATATTGCGCGACTTCAAAAGCTGTGGATGGCATCACTTGTACCCTTTCAATCCGGCTAGAAAGACTGCTACTGCAGCGGCCGTTGCAAGCCCTGCAATTGTCATCAGAGACTTACCGCGAAAGTTCTCGAGTCCTTGACGCCATGATCTTAGTTGCGCCATGTCCGCCTGTGTTTCCTTGTCGGAGAACCGTTGCACCAAATCGTTGAGCGCACCAAACACTTTCTGTGCTGCGATTGGGTTTGACGTATCGACTCCCACAGTAAGGAGCGTCTCATGCACAGCTTGCTTTGCCGCGCTATGCGCAATCGTCTCGATTGTGGTTGCCGTCGTATTCAGTCCCATCTCTTCGATGACTTCACGAACGATGAGCCGAACCTCATCCGCGCTGACAGACTTCTTTGTTCTAGCCTTTGACGACACCGCATTCTTCCTATTCGTCTGAGTTGCCATTTTTCTTCACCCTTGAATAGGCAGCCACGGTGCGAATAACGTCTTCTCGTGTGCTGGCTATCGCTTTTTCCATGTACTTGGGCTCTCCCTCAGGACCCCAGTACGTTCCCAATCCGCTTTTACGCGGCTTGCCCTTCCACTTCTGCTCCATGTTCTCGTGAACAGCAGCAGCGTATGATGACCCAAACCCGATCTTCACAACATGAGCGCGCTCAGGGTGAGGTTGCGTGTATGCGCTAGCGCGCAAGTTGCCGTATTCGATGGGAACACGCTTCTGAGCATCGCGTTGAATGATCAGCCCCGCAGCCATCAGACCGGCATCGGTGCGTTCCACAAGAGAGCTCAACTCCTTGTTGAGGCTCTTGATCACCTTATCCAGCCCTGTTAGCTTCTTGCCCATTACATAGTCACCTTGTAGAGGACCTCGGTAGCGTCGAGGGACGGTGATGCATTAGATGTAAGTATCAACGCAGCGTCAGCATACTGTCGAGGATCAGCCACAGACGTGTGATCGCCCTCGGCAAAGTATCCCTCTTCCAGAAGCTTTCTGTCCGTATATGCGATTGATGACGTAGCCAGCTCTTGTCCTTGTGCGGACCTTATGAGCGTTGTCACCGTCTGAAAGCGGCATGTGATCAAGATCGGGGCTGCGAACGTTGCACCGCCGAACCCATCGCTCCCGTTAGGGGCCCAGTACGTGGCGGTTTGATACATGCCTTCGGTATATGGCGTCATCACAGCACCTTGAATATGGCTGGACGTTTACCGAGCTTCAGCAGGCAGCATTCGTTGTCAAGAGTGATTGCCTGCTGTCCATATGTCGTACCCTTCAACGAGTCACCCAACGTTGCGCGTCCGTATGACTCTGATGCATCGCCGAGCGACCGGCTCGACACAGGCTTTGCTCCGCCCGGACCGGATGACGACATAGACGATAGCAGGTGTGCGGCAATCCACTTGATGATTGACTTTGCGCGAGCATCACTCCACGCCGTAGCACAGGGCTCAACAATGAGCGCAGCGTCATCAATTGCACCCTGCACTGCCGTATCGTCCTGGGCAGTTACGACGATACTACGAACTTCAGGGACAGATGGAAGCGACATTGTTGAGCCCTCGTGTTATCAGTTGGTCAAGTTGCGCAGTGCTTCGAGAATGTCGTCTTTCTTCGACGGAACATCATCGAGAACACCCGCATTGATGACGGCTTCGCGGAAACGACGCGCGGCGGCAGCACCGGTCGACTCTTCGCCCATAGCGATGAGTTCGCCAATAGTAACTTGATCGTTGCTGCCTTCGTCACCTTCGTTATTGCTGACGGGCGGCGTCAAAATCTCAGTCTTCTGAGTGCGAATGCCGCGACCATGAATTTCTTTGAGACGATGGCGGCCAAACTTGTTGGCTTCTTCATCGGTCAGGTAGACCTCATTCTTACCATCCATGTTGGACGTGACCTTTGCGCTGTATACGCGATGCTCGCCTTCTTCCATGCGAGAGAAGACACCCTTGGTGATCGTATAGAGTCGACGTTCGGTTTCCATATCATAGTCTCCTTTTTCATTTTGATGAGAAAACGGGAGGAGAGGGTTTTCTCTCCCCCCGTAGGGAACACGTTACACAGGGGACGTATTACGACAGGTGAGTGATGCCGCAACGACCGTCAAAGTCAGACTTGCAACGCGGCACCCACACAGCCATGACCTTGAAGTCTTCCGACATACCGCCGTCAGCAGACCACTGAACCGTCGTGACATCCTGTGCCACGGCGAGGTCAATCGTGTCATTCGTCATCTGGACGAGGACAACGTTGCTTGCCGGCAGGAAGTCAGCAACAACCACATCTTCGATGCCCGACAGAGCAAGGATGCGGTCACGAACAGTGCGCGGGTCACTCGACGTTGCGCTGTCCTTGTAGTCCTGATCCAGCTTGCCTTCGAAGTTCGTAGGAACGTACAGGACCCACGGACCGAAGTGACGTGCGGTGCGCGATGCGTTCTGCATTGCGATCACGTCATTGACGATCAGGTAGTTGCTGCCGGCTGCGACAGCCGTCCAGTTCGTAGCCATTGCGACAATGTTACGATCCGGATGCGTCGTGTAGCCGTAGATTGGCGAGCCTTCGGCGCTGATCAGAGTCGAGCCAACGAACAGCATAGACTCGGTCTTTTCGGCAACGAGACGGCCAGCGATCTGAGCGCCCGAAACGTCGAGCGACTCACCCATACGACGCGACGCGGTCAGACGACGAAGCTCGATCTCGAAGTCCTTGTGGACAATCGGAACCGGAACCTGCTGCGTCTTGAATGCCGGCGTGTCCATTTCAGAACGGCGACGAGCGTCCATCGAGAGCTCAGCCGAGGTCATGTCGGACTGGCGATCCCACAGGGAGATCGTGACGCCGATAGAGCCGAGGTTGTGCTCGAGGCCGCGGCTGCGCAGGTCTGCAACAGCGCGAAGACGCTGAACAGCAGCCTGAACAACTGCACGGTCGATGTCCTTCCATTCGTCGTACTGCAGCAATGCCGTACCGTTGACGCGCAGCTTGCCATACTCACCGTTGGCGTTCTGTACGAGAACATAGGACTGGCCGTCCTTGCCGAGGAACGGTCGACGAGAGTGGGCGCTCAGCCGACCCTCACCGATAACCTTAGTGGCGAGTTCAACGTTGTCTTTCATCAGAGGATCTCCACACGGATGCGACCGAAGGCGACAGCGCCGCCGACAGTGGTGACGGTTTCGAGAGCACGAGCGATTGCCATGCCGGTCGAGTCGGCCTTCAGGGCACCATTGCCAGCGGACTGAAGGAATGCGCCTGCGGTGATGGCAATGTTGTCATCAAGGAAGGCATACACGCGATCACCCGACTTGCAGTGAGCGTACTGAACAGTCTGACCGTCAGCGTAGACGTCATCGATGTCACCGCCGACCATGCCCGACTCAATGGCGAACGTGGCGGGCAGCTTGTCGAGGCTTGCCGACTGCTCGGCGCGAACCGCACCGGCAGACGTAACTTCGATCAGATATCCCGGCTTGATGTTCGAGCCGGCAACAGCGATTGCTTCGCTGATGTGCGGCTTACCGCGCAGGACAATGCATTTGGGATCGGTATTGCTCGGCATGGAATTACGCTCCCTTCTTCTTGCGGTTGACGATCAAGTCCTTGGTCGACGGCGGCGCCATGCCGGCGAGGTCCTCAGCTTCGTCCTTATCGAACGATGCGTTGGCGAGGATACGGCCGGAATAGTCAGCCTGCGGGATGAGCCCGCCTGCGACCGTCTCGAGCGTTGCCATGTCCATTGCTTCCGCAGCCTTGCGGTCAATGTTCGAATTGGCAACGATCTTGTCGACCAACTTCTGCTTCTCGACGTTAGCAATCTTGCTGGCCGTCTTCAAAGCAGTGCGGTCATCCGACGAGATCAGCGAGGCGGTGGCCTTCTTGACCTCATTGGCGACCAGCGAGGTAAGTTCCTCGCGAGTAACGAGGATTGCACCATCCTCCGTCTTCTTCGACATTGCCTTCTCCTTCTTGGCAGGCTCTTCCTTTACATCATCCGCGCAAGCAGCAGGGGCTTCCTCCTTCTTGTCATCGGCGTTCTCTTCCTCAACCGTCTCGCCCTCGGCGTCCTCTTCGGCAACTTCGGCAAGATAGTCGTCGTGCATACGCTTCAGCGTATCGGGCGACATCATGCGCAGCGAGTCCTCATCGTCCGGAGTGAACGGCGAAGCATCGCTCGAAATGAGGTCAGCGATAACCTGTCGAAGGTCATCATCCGATCCGCGCTCATTCGTCGAGAGCAGAGCGTTGAGCTCCTTCTCAACTTTCTTCTTGGCATCTGCGTTGTTAACGCCAACAGCAGCCAGAATGCCTTTCACTGCTTTGTTAGCCCGTTCCGTAAGCTTCATATGAAGCCTCCTGTCTCTGTTGGTTCTAACGCCACATCCATCAGCGAAGCTGCAAGCGCCCGGTTCGTCAGGCAGTAGTGCCAGATGATCGGGGACCCAGTTGCGACTGATAGCAACATAGTCACGGCCATTCGATTGACCGGACGCTTCCTCATCAACGCAGAAGAAACCTGTACTCACATCCATTGGCTCTTTGGATCGCAACATCGCGAGCAATCCCGGCCGAACCTTTTTCGCTTTATCGATATCAACCCATGCCTCAGCTTTCAGGCATTCATTCTCGAGCTTCGCATTGAACAGCTGGCCAACAGCCCATTCGGCGATCTTGTCGGGATCATTCGCTGTGTGGAACTCGCCTTTCTCAGTCGGATGCCCAACGGTCACGGGGCGGCCATTCCATCCTTCAGGATGAAGCTCGGACAATTCAGTCAGCGACCCATTCATTACAACGCCAGCTTTTGCCATTACCACAGGGATGACGAGGAACGTCTTTCCCTCATGTGACTCGAAGCGCGTTTCGCTTGACTCGAGATTTGCTTGAATGAAATTACCGCGTGGTTCTTTCTTGGCTTTGCTGCATGGGCATTCCGTGTTGCCGGGGCAGTTGGCTCTCAGCTTCATGGGGCAATGTGCCATCAGTACATCCCATCAAAAAGCCCGCATAGGATTAGCACTGGTGGCAATCCGGCGGGCTTGGGTTCTTCCCATCACCAATCGATGGGCAAAGAATACTGAGGGCTTGGGGGCAATGTCAACTGCAATGCCATGTGCATTTTGGCGCCATGCCGTATTTGCACGATAAAAGCAACAATAAAATTTCTAGGCGTTCCGGAGTTTTGCCGGCGCCGGAGCATTGTCGGGGACTTCGCTGCGTTCAACTGTTGTCCTCGTGATCGTGCCGTTGTTCATGTGTACAGTGATGGTGCCATAAGTACCGGCCTCAATCTCACGTCGAATGATATTGGCGGCCCATTCGATCAACTGCTTATGACGATCATTCATTGAAGGCTCCGATATTCGCTCAAATTTGACCGTGTGAGGCGGCCCGCGATTGAATGCGTAATGACGCAGCAAGCTCTTTCGATGACGCCCAGCGGCTTGCTGCGTTTGACTATTCAACGCTTTTTCGTCGTATGCTTAGCGACAACCGGCGATGAGGGCTTAGCACATGTCGTGACGTAGCACTTAGCCGCTGTCACACCAGATACGATATAATACGGAATGGGCGACATCAGGTATGCCGTAGTCGCGATGATGTACGATATGGCCATCATGATCTTGCGCTTCATGTAATCCTCTCCATAGTGTGTAGGGTCCACTGACCACCGATGAGTTGACGCGAATACTTTGGGATTGTGATACGCGAGTTCTCAATAACAATCACGGGGCGGAACCTTTCGATCTTCCCTCGCGCACCCTCAATCACTTGTTCGATGTCTTGGCTACGATTGATGATCAACACGTCAAGCGCCTGCAAACGTATTGCGTCAAGCTCGGTGAAGTGAACGTGTCCCATACGGTCATCGATCATGCGCCCATTGATCAGCGATCCAATGTCGAGATTGCATCCGAGCGCTTTCGGAGACACGTACACGCTATAGAAGCAAACAGTGTTGAGCTTGCTGCAGCAGTAGTTCGTTCGATTGGACTCGAAGACATACACTTCATCGAACCAACCCGCAAGCTCCTTTGCAAAGAAGCCCGTGCCGTCTCCTGCAGTAACAGCCACACAACGATTGGTGACAGCGTACAGCCATGAGTCACACGGCGGTGCGCTTCCTGTGACTGAAACGTTCTTGCGCAATGCGTCCCACATTGTTAGTCCTCGCGTTTTGGGTAACGAAGGCCAATCGCGTGTCTCGGGCCCT